CTGCAACACCGGCATTCAATGCAGCAAAAGACAGTCAAGCAGCAAACACAGCACCAGCACCAGCAGGCTCAGGTAGCCCAATGGCAGGTATTAAATCATCTGCACCAGCTGCAACACCGGCATTCAATGCAGCAAAAGACAGTCAAGCAGCAAACACAGCACCAGCAGCGCCACAAACAGGTGCGGCGTCAAATATGGCAACAGATCCAGCACAACGAGCTCAGGCAGCGGCAGCACCAGCAGCACCTGCACCAGCAGCAGCACCAACCAAAGCACAACAGTTGGTTGCAAATGCTGGATTACCACAACCTGGAGCAACTCCTGAACAAATGCTAGCCAACATGCAAAAAGCAGTGCCTACGCCACAGCAGATGATGGCAGATCAGCGGGCCAGAATGGCAGCCATGAAAGCTAAACGCCCAGCACCAACACCGGGTGCCGCAAAGCCACCATCGGCTCCCGGAACTATTGCAGGCGTAGATCCAAATAATCCATTTGCGGGAAATATTGCAGGCGTAAATCCAAGCAATCCATTTTTAAGCAACGATGACGATATGGAAGAAAGTATCCAACGCGAATCATCTGGCTTTCAAAATGAAGAATTGAGTAGAATTATGACTTTGATTCATCATAGATAATCGAGTAAACAACTCATATTTCCAGCAAGATTTCTCTTGCAAACATAAATAAAAGTGCGTATAATAACATATATGCACTTTTTGTTTTATGCATGATGTATAAAACATATAGGCAAAAACAGCAGAAATGCTAACACAAAGGCTAATACAGGAGAAACTACTATGGCAACTTTGGCAGAAATTAGAGCAAAACTAAAGCAATCAGAATCAAAAGGTTCTGGAGAACGCACAGGCGGTGATAAGTCAATTTATCCGTTCTGGAACTTGAAAGAAGGTGGTGAATCCGTTATGCGATTCCTGCCAGACGGCAACGCAGATAACACATTTTTCTGGGTTGAACGTGCAATGATCAAACTTCCCTTTGCAGGCATCAAAGGCGAAAGCGAAAGCAAAAACATCACAGTACAAGTACCATGCGTGGAAATGTATGGCGACACTTGCCCAATATTGAGTGAAGTTCGTGCGTGGTTCAAAGATCCAGCATTGGAAGACATGGGTCGTAAATACTGGAAAAAGCGCAGTTACATTTTCCAAGGTTTTGTTGTGGAAGACGGACTTGGCGAAAAAACTGAAGAGCAACCAGAAAATCCAATCCGTAGATTTATCATCGGCCCACAAATCTTCACAAGTATTCGTGCGGCGCTGGTTGATCCAGAGTTGGAAGACTTGCCAACTGACTTTGTGCATGGTTTAGACTATCGCATGAAGAAAGGTTCAAAAGGCGGCTATGCTGACTATTCTACCAGTACTTGGAGTCGCCGTGAGCGTCCACTGAGTGATGTGGAACAAGCTGCTATCAAGACACATGGCTTGTTTAACTTGACTGATTTCTTGCCTAAGAAGCCAGGCGAGGTTGAATTGAAGGTTATGAAAGAAATGTTTGAAGCAAGTGTTGATGGCGAACCATATGACATGGAACGCTGGGGACAATACTTCAAACCAGCTGGCATGAGCCAGAACACTGGCGATCCACAAAAGCCAGCAGCTCCTAGATCAGCACCTGCTGTTGCAGCCAGTGACGATGCACCATTTGACGTGGATACTACTCCAGCGGTTAAATCTACTCCAGCACCTTCAGCACCAAAAGCTGAAGCACCAGCAGGCGGCGATTCACGTGCCCAAGACATCTTGGCAATGATTCGCAATCGTCAAAAGTAAAGTAATACGGCTCGGGCCTCTGTGACTTAGTCATACGCCTGGGTTATCTTACCTACGCACACTATGCAACCTACTATCTATCCTTTGTTTTCAACCCCAGTATATTATGTACCGGATACTAAATTCCGTGTGGATAATGCATTGCTGACTAGATTATTAGATAGAACAGAATTTCCAAATTGGGTTGAATCTTCGGGCCTAAGCATTGATCAATTCATTTTAGATAATCCAGTATTAAAAGATATTCGCAGAGTTTGTGAATATCATCTAACAGAATATGTAAAAAATGTATGTGGGTTTGATAATGAATTTTACATAACTAATTCGTGGATTACTCGAAACGATCCAAATGTAAATCATGTAGGACACGCTCATCCAAATAGTATTTTTAGTGGGTGTCTTTACTTAAAAAGTTCGCCAAAGAGTATAATGACTTTTAGTGCTAAAAATCATTTTGCTAAAACGTGGCCGTTTACATACAATGATGTATGTCCTAACATATACAACAGTGATAACTGGCCAGTGTTAGTAGACACTGGCGCAATATTAATATGGCCCAGCGATATACAACACGGAAGTAACCCAAATCCGTTAAATGATACTAGAGTAGTATTATGTTTTAATACATTTATTCGAGGCGACCTTGGAAAAAGTAGGTCGTATGTTACAGACTTAACATTAAAATAATAGGAAAAATAATGGCAACGAAAGCATTTGATTTATCAAAATTTAGAAAAACTCTAACCAAGAGTATTGAAGGACTGGGCGTGGGATTCAATGATCCCACTGACTGGGTCAGTACAGGCAATTTTACACTTAACTATTTGATTAGCGGTGATTTCAATAAAGGTATTCCTTTGGGTAAGGTCACTGTGTTTGCTGGTGAAAGTGGCGCAGGCAAAAGTTTTATCTGTTCGGGTAATCTAGTACGCAACGCACAAGCACAGGGCATTTATGTTATCTTGATTGATACTGAAAATGCGCTGGACGAAAAGTGGTTACACGCACTTGGTGTTGATACCGGCGAAGACAAACTTCTTAAACTCAATATGGCCATGATTGATGATGTGGCAAAAACCATTCATGAATTCATGAAAGAGTACAAAGAAATGTCAGAGCGTCCCAAGGTGTTATTTGTTATAGACTCGTTGGGTATGTTGCTTACTCCCACTGACATTAACCAGTTCCAAGCTGGCGATATGAAGGGAGACATGGGCCGTAAACCCAAAGCACTCACCAGTTTAGTTCGTAATTGTGTCAACATGTTTGGCAGTTATAATGTGGGTATGGTTTGTACAAATCACACGTATGCGTCACAGGACATGTTTGATCCAGACGACAAGATCTCAGGTGGACAAGGCTTTGTGTATGCAAGCAGTATTGTGGTTGCTATGAAAAAACTCAAACTCAAAGAGGACGAAGATGGCAATAAGATTTCAGACGTCATGGGTATTCGTGCATCATGCAAAATCATGAAGACACGCTATGCTAAACCTTTTGAAACTGTACAAATTAAAATTCCATATGAGACAGGTATGAATCCTTATTCAGGAATGGTGGACATGTGTGAGAAGGCCGGCTTGTTAAAACAAGAAGGCAACAGACTCAAGTGGGTTGATCCGGAGACAGGTGAAGAGTTCAAATTCTATCGAAAAGAATGGAAAGATGATAAATTAGATATGTTAATGGCAAAATTTCATATCAAACCTTTAACAACAACTACCATTCCTAAGGAGAACGAAGAAGATGTTGAATGAAACTCAAGTTGGCGACGTGTGGTTAATGTTCGTCGAATACATGGATAAGAAACAACTAGAAACTGTGGCAGAACGTTATATCGACATGCTGGCAGACTTTGGTGTTCCCGATAAGGTATTTAAGGATGCCACAGGCGTTGATGAAATTTTAGATCAAGCCATTGGTTATTATTTAAATGAAGACGAAGTAGAAGAAGACGACGAAGACTACGGTGAATTGGAGTTTTAATGTGGTATGCCAAAATAGCCAAGGATATCAGTCATATCCCAGATGCTGTGCTGTACTATGAAGACGAACTGCTGGAAGCAAGAAAAGAAGTTCGTCTAATTGGTAATGTTGAACGAGCTGCAGCTGCATTGCCAGGTGTGGTAGAACAACGATTTAGTCAGCTACAAGAAATCGAAGCTATTTTAGAATATCTCAACATTGAATTGCGCCGCCTTAAAAGTCAGCACTTTCGCAAGTATTTAGAGACCTATCAACGTGCTTTAAGCAGTAGGGATTGTGATCGTTATGTGGAAGGAGAAGCAGATGTTGTTGACTTTGAAAAAATTATCAACGAGTTTGCTTTGCTCCGAAACAAGTGGTTGGGTATTACCAAATCACTTGACCAAAAACAATGGCAGATCACTAACATTGTGAAATTGCGTGTTGCTGGCATGGAAGATGCCAGCATATGAAAATAGTTTTGGTTACTGGTGGATTTGATCCACTACATGCTGGACACATAGATTATTTTAATCAAGCTCAACAGCTGGGTGACAAATTAATCGTTGGCGTCAACAGCGATGCGTGGCTCACACGTAAAAAAGGCAAGAATTTTTTGCCTATTGTGGATCGTGTTAGAATTATTGAAAATTTAAAAATGGTCAGCGGTGTTATATTGTTCAATGATGACAATGATACTGCTATCGAAGCTATTAAAAACGTAAAATTGTTATATCCCAACGACAGTATAATATTTGCTAACGGTGGTGACAGAAATGCCATAAATGTACCCGAAACTACAGTGCCTAACATATTATTTAAATTTGGTGTTGGCGGAAATAGCAAAATAAATTCAAGTAGTGACCTGTTGGAACAGTGGGTTAATTTTAAAAATAACAATTGATTTCTAAAAGGTTGATTTTACAAATCTTTTAGTGTATACTTACTTTATGACCACTATTGATGCCCTTTTATTAAAAATTGTAAATTTTCCAGAGACTACTATAGAAGAACAAATTGCTAGTAGAGACTCGCGTGTGCTTAGAAGTCTGGCATCCTCTATCAATACACATTTATTCATCACTGAAAATCAAAGTCAGTTGTTAGTTAAAATTCTTAGAGAAAATTCTGAAAAAATACCGGTTTTTTCCGAAGAAATTAAAACAGCTCTTACTACTCCAAGTTGGTCTAAAACGTTTAGACGCATTGAGCAAGTGAAAAAATTATACATCGATCGAGACGCTGAACAAGAATTTGCCATTTTTATTGAATTTACATTTTCCTCAAATATTCGTAAAATTCTCCAGGGTATCAGTGAAAAAATAGAAAGTTTAACAACCACTCAAACCCATAAAAGATGGCAGGCCGCGTTGACAGAAAACAACATTGTACACTTGTACGAAGCACTTGCACCGCTCGAGTTTGAAATTGATGATACCATAACAGGCCACTATAGAACCATAAAATCTTGGTCAAAAACTGAGGTTGATAACCAGTTTTTAATCACCAACATAATTCATCCAAATTTTCAAAAGTCTATCACAGCTGACCTTGGCATCAAAACCACCATTGATCAAAATATTATTAATGACCGTAGCATGCGTTATCAGTACCGTGTGGAAAATCCAAAAAATCCCGGTGAAAATCTGGTGGAGTACATGGCCACTAGGTCAAAAACAAAAGTGTGGGTTGACAAAAAAGAACATGGATTAGACGAAGTGATTGCTGGACTAATCCAATTAAAACGGTTGCCATTGCTGGTGGTATTTGACACTGTGATCACCCACAAGTACTTTGAAAATCTTGAAATTTTATCAGATGCGCTGGAAAAAAATAATATTTTTAATCGCATAGGTGTTTATTTTAGACTAGCAAATGACGAGTCTGGCAAGACATTTAATCAGTTTATTGCAGAAAAAAATTACAATTACAACCTCACAACTGACACACAAGTAGCATGTGTGTCCAGTGGAAAATTGCCAAAATTTTTCTTGAAAACTGCATGGCGTCCTATGAGTGTTATTACCTTGGATACTCGAATGGGTTTACGTCACGGTAAAACTGCTGTATACTCTAACTGTTGCGACCTAGTAATAGAGTATGCAGAACAGCCCTCAATCATGGAACAAACAGAACTAAATTTATGTCGGTAAAATTAATAATTCGCGATGAAGTTAATATCAAATTTGAGGGCTTATCATTAGAAGCTCGCAAAAAATTAACCGCGGCTTTTAAGTACATGGACCCAACCGCACGTTACAGACCTGCATTTCAGCTGGGCCGATGGGATGGCAAAGTAAGCATGTTTGGACTAGGTGGTAACGGATACCTCAGCCAATTGGAACGCTGTCTTGGCATATTGGCTGATATGGATATTGATGTGGACGAGTTGGAAGACTCGCGCACAACCAAACAAATCACATTCGAACCAGTAACAGAAACCTATTGGGCTGACATGGGCAAAGTGTGGCCAAACGGACATCAGCAAGCAGGCGAGCCTATTATGTTGCGTGACTATCAAGTTGATGCAATTAACAAATTTCTCACCAACACACAGGCATTGCAAGAGATTGCCACAGGTGCAGGCAAAACAATAACCACAGCAACTCTGAGTCATCTTGCTGAAAAATATGGTCGCACAATCACCATTGTTCCTAACAAAAGTCTTGTTGAACAAACTGAAGAAGACTTTATCAATGTTGGATTAGATGTTGGTGTGTATTACGGCGACCGTAAAAATCTTGACAAAACGCATACAATTTGTACTTGGCAAAGTCTCAATATTTTTGATAAGAAAAGCAAAAATCACGAATACGCTATCATGAGTTTGGCAGAATTTCTGGCCGATGTAAAAACAGTAATTGTTGACGAAGTACACATGGCCAAAGCAGATGTTCTTAAGAATTTACTTACACAAAACTTATGTAATGCACCCATACGTTGGGGCTTAACTGGCACTGTGCCCAAGGGCGATTACGAAAGCGAACCTATATTTGCCAGCATTGGACCAGTAGTTGGCGGCATCAAAGCACACGAGTTACAAGAGAAGGGTGTGCTATCCAACTGTCATGTAAATGTGGTACAGATGATAGATTTACCCGAGTTTAAAACATATCCAGAAGAATTAAAGTATCTTGTCACAGACGAAGACAGGATGATTTATATAAGTAAGTTAGTTAAAAAAATTAGTGATTCAGGCAACACGTTAATATTAGTTAATAGAATAGATTCAGGCAAATTTTTAGTAAATGAAATAGAAGACAGTGTGTTTATATCAGGTGAAGTTAAAACAAAAGACAGAAAAGAAGAATATGATGATGTTAAAACAAGTACTAACAAAATTATTGTGGCGACTTACGGTGTGGCCGCTGTGGGTATTAATATCCCTCGTATTTTTAATTTGGTTCTTTTGGAACCCGGAAAGAGCTTTGTCAGAGTTATACAGTCAATTGGGCGAGGCATTAGAAAAGCAGAAGACAAAGACTTCGTCCAGATTTGGGATTTAACCAGCACCTGCAAATGGGCCAAAAGGCATCTTACCGAGCGTAAGAAATTTTACAAGGAAGCCAAATATCCCTTTACATTAGATAAAGTGGACTGGCAAAAATAAGGATTTATGCAGATATTAACATTAGACAATGAAACATTTTCATTAAACAACTTACCAGAGGAAGTTGATGAAAACACTAGATTTGCCGTATTGGACAACAGTAATCCACAAGAGCCTGATTTTTTCTTTATGCCATTGATATTCCTGGAGAGTTTCAACGCTCCTGCAATAGTATTGCAAATAGGTAACGATGAAGTGACAATGCCCATTGATTGGAGTATTGCTGTGGGAGACAGTTCAAGCAGTTGCGATATTGAAATATTGCCATTAACTAGTCTAAACGACCGTGGATTTGAAGCTCTAGTGTTTAACCCGCTGAGTAGTTTTAGAGTAGAGTTCAAACCCATTAAAATTATAAATTTTTACAGTGATGTCAAATGGTACTTTCCTAAAATGAAAAACGGACAGTTACTGGCAACGCCAACTAGATTTGGAGCAAAGCCCGATTGTGTGTATTTTGTAAAAGAAATATCAAGACAAAGTGAAATGATTCAATTGGATAAGATATTATGATTACGTTAAAAGTTGCGTATTTTCAACCCATAATGATTGCAGTTGATCAAGTAACTCCAGTAGAATTTAGTCGTATCTATACCATGAGCTCATCGTTGGCAGATGATACAGAGTTTAGTGTTGCCAACGATAAGAGTCAACACGGCGGCTCCACAATTCAAATATATCCCAACAAGAAAGAATTAGATATCAAATGGTTAACTGACTGGTTGGAATCTCTTGCTGGTGGATATATGGAATTGGTAACACAGCAATCGGGCGAACTTGATTTGAATTATTGTAAGCCTGTAGTAGATAGTGTACGCATCACTACACAAACAAAGGGCGATTTTCAAGAACTTCATACACATCCGTATGGACATATCAGTGGACAGTTGTTTATCAGTTCACCGGCAGGAGATGTACCAGAAGATCAGTTTGGAGCCAAATCTGTATTTAAATTGCCTCAAGCCAAAGACGTCACCAAGTTCGTTATGACAGACGAGTGGAAATACATGCCGGTGCCAGGCACAGTTGTGTTGTATCCAAGTTTTATAGCCAACACAGTTTATCCATGGCCAGGCGGCGGCACAAGAACAGTCATGCATTTTGACATCAAGTTGTTTCCAAAGGAGGCGTAATGGGCGATCTCAAATCTGGTGTTAGATATATTTACGAACGAGTCGGCGAAGAAATATATGCTAGAGAGTTTGGTGCAACAGAACGTAAATTAATTGGCTACAAATACGAAATGGAAGGCAAGCCGGATCCCCGCACTGATGATGGCAGACCGTTACACGAACATGTTATGGAAAGTAAAATGTGGGGAGAAATACATCGCGAGTCGAAAACCAATCCCACTTTACAAAAGGCCCTGGATCGTGCTATAATGATATACAAATTAAGCAAGGACAAACTCCGTGAGTGACAAGATTGAATTGAAAGAAAAGATAGCGTTTGTGGACATGAATGTTCGTGCAGCCTGGGACGAAATGACTCCCACACAACAAAAGAGTCTCAAGAGTGAATTCTTTATTTTAAATAGATATGTCAGCAGTGCGCAGGATCAAAAACGAGAAATTCAAGAACATTTTGTGCTAACGGTCAATGAGTATTTTAATAAAAATTGGAACGATTTGCAAAAACATCCCAAGTTACTTTGGTTGTTGTTGTGTATGTGCAGTTACAATGGTGAGAAGACATTTTACCATAATTGGTTGGGAAATAAAAAGAAAACTGGCACTGGCGGCAAGCGAGCTAAGTTTTTAGAAGAGCTGTACCCCAACCGTAAAAAAGATGAAATAGAGTTGTTAGCAGACATATCAACAGACAAAGATTTAAAAGAACTGGCCCGTAAATACGGCATGGACGAAGCCGCTATAGCCAAGAAATTGAAATGATGGCCCTGGCAGATCAACCTTACATTTGTGGATACTGTAACAAAGGTTTTACTCAAGAAAAAACCCTGTTTGTGCAT